TGTCAAATATACATAACGAAGCACTATTAGAAACAATTTATGACGAAGTTTGGGAGGAATATAGAATAAATAACAACCTAACTTCAGATCAATTAGATGCACTAGATCAAGATTCCGAGTTAGGTTATCTACCAGAAATTGCAAATAAAGCACAACAAAGGTTTGAAGATTTATGCTATTAAGTATTAAATAGTATGGTTAATTCTCTCATGTTGTGGTTCGCCCGCCAGGCAAATTTACCCTAAAAAGTATGTCTGTACACTTTCAACTTATCCCTTGGAACTTATTAACAACTGCCTACGATTCTATCGTGGCAGATTATAAACAATTACCTGCAATGACCTACCTAGATCTTCTTACTGAACTCCAAAATCTTCCCGAAGAAGATTTACTCAAACCTGTCACAATTTATGATGTTGATTGTGAAGATTACTCACAAAGTTTCTCGTTTGACTGTAATCGAGAGGTGCCTAATATCATCATCTAAATAACATTTTATCATCCTAATATGCACTACAAAGAGTTTAAGAAAGGGCAAATTGTACGCTGGAAAGATGAAGTTGGGGAGGTTAATTTCATTGACAAAATGTATATAACTCTTACATTACATAGATGGAAGAAACCCCCAGAATTAGCAGAGGGTAGTTGTTATCCTTATGGCGAAGTTAATCTACTATGTAATAACAAATACTGGGATGAATTAGAGTTGTTAAATGATACGGAAGAAGAGGTAATTACTCCGTCTAGTTATAAATCACAGCAATACAGATATGAGGATGTTCAATGACAAATAGTAAGAACGATTACACTCACTACAATGTTACCCACGGAGAACAAATTCACTATGTGTTTATAACACTTAAGGAGTTAATCGTTATGCAATGGGATTACATTAGAAAACATAGATTATGGGTCACTAAATGATACTTTTCCACAGGTAATCGTATATTTGTGGAAAACAATTAAATGGTTAAATAAACTATGTTGAGTGTTAATTACCTTGTGGAAATCTCTGTGGAAAATGTAGTCTTAGCACGTTAATTACCGATTCGTCAATAACATTTAACAACCTGCAATATACCCTGTGAGAGTATCAACAATTATCACAGGATTACACTTGACAAACTAACACAAATCCCTTATAATAACTCTGTAAGGGTTCACAACAATTCTAAGCAATTATGCAATACAAAGTGTATGATTCAGACGACAAATTACATGGTACGTTTGAAACAATTAGTGACCTAGAATTGTACATGGATGGTGTTAGAAACTCTAGGGGAGATAGGTATAAAGAATTGCCCAAACATTCATGCTTTGATTATATCAAATCAATCGGATGGTTTTGGGACGTTGTTGACAATCACTGAGGCAAATTACA